AGCTGCGCCTGTCCTTCTCTGGAAGCCACCAGCGCCTCGTTGTTGCGGTAAAACGCGGCGCTCGCCTCGTCATAGGCCCCGGAAAGAGTCTCCATGATCAGGCGGTTTCTTTCGCTTTCACTGGAACAAGCCGCCAGTTTTTCATTGAAGGCATCCTCGCTGATGCCCACCCAGTTTAAGGCGTCCGCCAGGGAGCCGGTGACCTGTCCCACCTTGGCGGTCTCATTGGCGGACTCGATCATGCCCTCGATGGGAAGGGCGTCGCCAAAGGTACCGTAGACACCGGCCGCGATATTCGTCCACTTGGTAATGTCCTGCTCATTTTCCGCAAGCTGCGCCAGGAGCTGGGAGGCTTCCGTGGCCGTGTCCGTATCGCCCAGGATTTTATAGAACTCGGTGTAGGATTTTTGTGCCGCGTCCCCGCTGTATCCAGCCGCCTCAAAAGCGGTAGTCAGCTTGCCTTGGGCCGCCCGGTATTCCTCCGTGGCTTCGTCCAGGTTCCAGATGGCGCTGCCAAGCTCCTGGATGCCGCTTAACGCCGCCTGGATGCCGGAGGAGATGAGGTTTCCCATCGCCACCGTGGCGACCGAAAGGCCGGAGCCTAATTTATCCGCCCCGCTGGATGCGTCCTCCAGCGAATCGCCGAAATCCTCCGCCACATCCCCGGCGTCCTTCATCCGCTCCCGGTTTTCCCGCAGTTCCCCGGAAAGCTGGGAAATGCGCCCCTCCAGTTCCTTTGCCTCGCTGGAGCCTTTGCCGTACTCCAGCACCGCATTGGAATAGGCGCGTTTCATCCCGGAAAGTTCCTCTTCCTGGCGGGAAATCTCCTGAGAGAGCCGCTCTGTGGCGTCCGCCGCCTCCGTCTCCTGCCGGGAGAGGGACTCAATGGCCCGCTCATTGGCGGAAAGTTCCCGCTCCATGCCGTTTAAGGCGGCTTCGGCGTTGTTAAGCTGGATCTGCCAGTTCTGCGTCCGGCGGTCGTTCTCCCCAAAGGACTCGGAGGCGTTCTGGAGGGCAGCCCGCAGCGTTTCGATCTTCTGGCGCTGGGCGTCGATTTCCTTGTTCAGAACGGTATTCCTTGCGGAAAGCGCCTGGATGGATTTATCGTTGGAGTCAAACTGGGAGGAAACGAGCTTCATCTCGGAACCCAGCACCTTAAAGGACTGGTTGATCTCCGACAAAGCCTTTTTAAATTCCTTTTCGCCCTCAATGCCGATTTTCAGGCCAAAATTGTCCGCCACGGGCCGCACCTCCTTCCTTCGTCCTCATGGACTTCATATCCCTCGTTTTCGTGTAAACACGAAAACTCGCTCATTCCGTCATTCGTCC